AATTCCTGTATTTGATGCAGACTCTGGTTTGACAACTTCATTTTTTGATTGAGTAGTTATAGATTCTGGTCTGCTAATTGGTTTTTCAGATTCAAAATTTCTTTTTAACATTCTAGGTTTAGATTCCATTTTATATATTAGTTGTTACGTTCAGCTCCTTCAGAATTCCTTGAGTATTGATTTCCTGATTCAATATCTCCAGCAAGTATTGCTACAGCTTCATCTATTATTAATTCTATTATATCATCTTTTAATTCACATTGGACATCTGAGGTAGAAATAACACCCGTGTAAGGATCTGAACAATTTTCTATTTGAATTTTTACAGGCTGTCTATAGTAAACTAAAGATGTTTCAGCAATATCAAATTCATTATTAGTATATACATGTATTGTATTATCTATTAATGTAACAAATGTTTCTGCCCATTCAAAGTTTGGCTGTTTAGATTTATCTCTGAGAAGTTGATTAAGATTACCTTCTTCTGCAAGATATACAGTCATTCTTCTTTTATCACAACAACCTTTATTAGCATACACATCTACTCTTTTCCATTGTAAATAATTACTAGGTAGATTACCTTTGTAATAATATTCTTTATCTGTAACAGATATAGGTTGTGTAACTAATAAAGCTTGTAAATCATCTTTCCTTCTTGTAGACTGCTCATCACCTTCTTTAACAATGTTAGTTCCATGCAATTGTCTTCTAACCCATTCTACCTGAGCTTTATTAAAAGATTCAACAATCTGCCAACAATAAATGTTGTCATAATCTTGGCTGTCCAATTTGTTCAGCCTTTGTTTCATTTTTATTTCAATTGCACTGTTTAACATAGTCTATTATTTTTTTCTTTTTACAGCACTAGATTTAGCAGTCTTTTTATTTTTTGCTACATCACTTTCAAATTCTTTTCTATATGCATTAGTTTTATCAGAATATCCAGAATGCATTCCTCTTGTATTATCAATAGGAAATTTACCATTTATTTTTATACGGCCATCTGGTGTGTATTCTTTTTTCATTCCCACTTCTCTATTTTTAAAATCTTGCCCATAAGTTAATTCATAAGCTTTATTTAAAATAGGTTTATCTTTTACTTTTGCTTTGGCAGCTATTTGGTCAGTAGCAGTTGTATCAGATGCTTTAGCTCCTTTAGTTTTCATATAAGATTGAAAAGGAGTAGGTGTTCCACCATCCAGATATTTTTTTATTGACTTTTTTACTTCAGCTTGTCTAGCTTCATTAGCTTTTCTAAAAGCTATTAACGGATTAACTTTATCTGTTTTTTTCATAATTATTTATTTTTAGCCATTTTTTTAAAAGTTTTAGCTAGAGCTTTGCGTTTTGGTGTACAAGTAGGTTTAGTCATTGGAGTACAATATCCTTTGTGTTCAGGATTAACTGCTTTTTGTATCCACTTTTTATCTTTCTTAGCTGGCATGACTATTTCTTTTTAGTTGTACCACCCATTTTCTTAATAACACCTCTACCTTTTAAGATATCAGCTTTGGTAATTTTACCATCTTTATTTAAATCTGGAAACCCACCTTTTTTCATTTTAGAAAAAGGACTTGGTCTTTGTGATACACATCCACCTGATTCAGATCTAACTGTTCCTGGAGGGCAACCAACCTTAACAGCAGTTACTTTAGAACCACCTTTTTTCATAGTATCAATTCCTTGTAAGTTTGGTCCTGTTGGACCACCATTAGGAATACCATATATTTGACCTTTTGGTGTAGAAGATCCTACAGTTGTTTTCATTGTAGAACCGCCTTTTTTCATTTTAGCACCACCACATTTCATACACTTTTTCATAATATATATATTTTAAATTAACACTTCCATTTTCTAAGAGCTTTATTAATCCTTGAATCAGGATCATTAGCTGTTTTACTACTAGTTAATTTCTTCTTCATACCAGACATTCTAGCACAAAAAGATTTTTTTCTAGGACCTCCTTCAGGTTGTGGAGCTTTTAAGTTACCACCAGTTTCTTTATTATAAGAAGCTCTACCTTTTGCGTTTAAACCACCAGAAGGAGCCTTGCCTTCTTTGCGTTGCCAAGCTGGAGTCTTTGCCATTACTTTTTCTTTTTAGTTTTTATTGCTCCACCTGATTTTTTATAATAATCAGATTTTTGTAATTTTCCGCTTTTAACATCCTTTACAATTTGTTTAGCTTCTTTAGTAGTAACAACACCTTTTGTACCATTACTTCTTTCATAAGGATAATAGTTTGATTTACCTTTTGCTAAACCAGTAGTATCTAAAGAATAATCATCAGCCCAATAATTAGAACTTTTAAAGTTAACATTTTTACCTTTTTGTGCTTTAGGTAAATCTTTCTTAGAAGATGTTTTCTTAAGTGCCATAATTATTTTTTTAAAGAGTCTACTTTAACTGAGTCAGATACAACAACTAAAGTATCAATTACTAAACTATCAACAGCAGTAGAATCAGCTACTGGAAGAGGTCCTTCACTTACTGCATGACAAGATGCTAATGCAATTACACTTAAAATTAAAATTACTTTTTTCATAATATTTATTTTTTAGTTTTAGATTTAATTTTCTTTTCTTGCTTCAGCATCTCTGCTGTAGGTTTTTTACCTGATCCTTTATTAGCACGGATATTATCCCATAATCCTTTTTGTGAATAACTACCATCTGCTCTTTTAATCATTTTCTTAGCCATTGTTATATAGTATTAACCACGGATTGTTTGTAAAATAAATCTAGCTTTAGAAACTATTTTATTTTTTAAACTTTCAAGTGAAGATTTTTCAGCTACTACAGCTTTGTTAACTTCAAGAATCTTTTCAGCAACAGCCTCTACTACTTCTTCCACTTTCTCAACTATTGTTTCTTCTTTTACTTCAACTTCAACTTTAGCTTTTTTAACTTGAGCTTTTTCTACTTTAGATGCTTTTACCTTTGGTTCAGCAACTGTTTTTTTAGGTCTTGCCATAATAATAAAATTTAAAATTAAAACATCTCCTTATTTAGAAGGAGATGCTTTTTTAGGTGCTGTACTAGTTCCACCAACTCTTCCTTTTGGTTTAGCAGATTTAACTGCTTCTTTACCTGGTGCAACAGATGTTCCACCAACTCTACCTTTAGGAGTTGTTTGTTTTGTTACTTTTGCATTTGGGTTTTTAATTTTCCCTGTAGTGTAAGTTGCCATTTTATTTTAGTTTTAAGAGTTCCAATATTTTTCACAAGCTTGGTTAAGATCTTTTAAAACATCCTCATTTAAAGGGTTTTTCAAGTGCTCTATTACATCAGATACATTTCTTCCAAGCATAGCTCCGGATTTAGTATGATATATATAACCATCAGCCTTATTAACAATATACTTAAAAAAAACAGAATCCCTAACAATTGACTTAATTTTTAATGCTTCCATGTCTAAATTAGCTGCATCCGTAAATGATTTGGCTGCTCTTTCCTTGTTAGTCTCTCCTCCTTCACCATTAATATATCTATCCATGTTCTCATAGATAACATCATTTGGTGTAGATTTTTTATATTGTGTACTATTGATATCTACAACTTTTGCAATGTAGAATAGTTTAGTACTATTTTTATCAAATAATTTTTGTAATTCTGCAAGAGCTTTATTTCTAAGTTTTTTATACTCAGTTCTTACCATTACAGTTTCTTCTTCCTTATCTAAATAAAATTTAGGTGGAACTGCTTTTGATCTTGCATCCTCATAACTTTTTGCAACTATTGAAAACCCTCCGGCCTCAATTGCATAAAGTTTAATTCTATCATAAGGATCAATTGGATTTAAATATAATGGTTCATTACCACATCCAATAGTAATCTTATTCCAAAACTCTGCATTGTTAGGTTGTAACAACTTAACTTTATTCCAGAACATTGGATCTTCTACTTCTAATACATTAGCTACTAATTCTTTTTCTAATTCAGCTATTGCATTTCTTATCTCTCTTATCCTAGCTTCTCTTTCTTCTGTAGGAAGGAGTTTAATTTCAGGTGCAAATTCATTAAGTCCGGTTATGTATCTTACTACACCATTGTTATCTAAACATGCAAGTTGTTCATTATGTTTTATTCCATCAAACATGCTCATACCATAAGACTCAAGTCCCATGTTAGATGCAGTTTTATCAAAATAAGGTCTTACAGCAATAGCTGTTTTTTTGATAGCACCTTTACCAGTTTCTACCATTGTAAAATTTTCCATTTGTTGTTGGTTTTTAATTGTTGGTTAAATATATTAAAAAAGGAGGAGATTTACCTCCTCCTTCTCTAATTTGTTTATTACTAGAATGATCCTCCAGTGATTGGATTTCTCATTACAATTTTCAATACTTTACTTGGATCTTTTACCCAAATAGCTGGCATTGTTTGTGACATCATTACACGGTATCCATTGAACTGACCTGAAGATTGGAACCCTTGAGTTCTTCCCATGTAGTCCATAGTACCATTTTGATACCACCATTTCAATTGATTATCCCAAGATAATTTCAATAAGAAGATATTATCATTAGTGTTATCAGTGATATCAAAGATAATGTAAGAGTAAGAAGATAATGGGAAACCATCAATGATTGGGTTCTCAATATCATTTGTATGAACATTGTCAAATGCTGGGTTAAGTACAAACTTAACATTTGCCAAGAAAGGAATTACATAAGAAGTATATGCAAATCCAAAGTTCAAGTCCATACCTTTACCTGTGATTGCTCCGATATCAGCAGCCTGAATTAATAGACCAGAAGATACAGCTTCTCTTTTGATAGCCTCATTTACCATTCTCATACCACCCATACCAGTTTGTACAACTAGAGAGCGTTTTGGATCTGGACCTTGGAATTCAACTTTACCATTAAAGAAGTTGTAGATTTCTCCACGGAATAAATCTAATGTAAAGTTATTTTTGTTATAGATTCTTTTGAAAGAGTTGTCTAATTGTTTCCAAAGACCCACTGATAATCTAAGATCATCTGGACCATCTTGTTTAACTCTACCACCTTGACCCCACATTAAGTAGGTTTCAATATCTGTAGCAATTTTGCTCAAGTGAGCAGATTCCATAGCAGTTAAGAAAGTTCTTGATAAATCACCATTATCAAATGCTTTTTTAACTTTGTCTTTACCAAGTTTTTTAACCATATCCTCTAGGTTAGCAACAGAAGGATCTTGTAGGTTAGAATCAAATGTTCTCCAGATTTCAGTTACAGGAACTGTTCCATCTGCATTCATTCCACCTTTGATCATTAAGTCAGCTCTAGAAGAGATAGAATAATGAACGTGAGCTTCAGCACCACCAACAAAGTTGTAGAATTCACGGAATCCTGCTCTTGTTTGGATGTCTGAAAATCTTTCGCCATACTCACCTCTAGCAGAACCTTTACGGAATACTTTGGTACCATTGGCTAAATACTTGTTATCCAAGTATTTGAAGTTATCATTGTTTACTAACTGTACAGTATAGATAAAACCATCACCTATAGGAAGAATATCTTCTGCAGTAATGTACATCTCAACACCATTATATTTATCATAAGTGATGATATCACCATGACCAAACTCACGTCTGCTTAATTTGATGCGGAATGTTGTTCCTTCAATACCTTTAAAGTTATTGTCTGGTTCAATGTCCTCAAGGATATAAGGTAGGTCAATGGAAACCGGAGTTTGCCATCTGTACTCTCCACGAGCATTATCAACCATAATTACATTTTTACCACCAAAGCTAGACATTTGATAAAGAGGCATTTCAACCTTTTGAGCCATAGCCCAAAGATCTACTGGACCTAAGTCCATAGGTTGTGCATCTTTTAACATGTTAACCAAGTGATAAGAGTCTACATGTGAACTTGCCGCGTAGGCTGTATCCCGTAGAAAGATACCATTGTTTAAAATTGGAGTTGCCATTTTATTGTTTGTTTTTGTTTGTTACTAAATTAAAAAGTTCTCTTGAACATATTGTTCGGTCTTGATATTGTTTTTTGTTGTGATCTATTGTTAGAAAGAGGTTTTCTTTCTTCATCAGTTTCTCCATTATTAGAAGAACCTGTAAGCTTTCTAGACTCTTCAGTTTTTAATTGCCTAACTGTTTTTTCTACAGCTTGTTTATTTCCTTGTTCTCTTACACGTGCTTTGTATCCATCCGCATCTGCAAGTAACCATAAGGCTTCTGCAATTAAATCATGTCTTGGTTCTACAAACTGATACTTCTCTAACAGATGTCCTAGTAGGTTTGTAGATTTACCAGAGATAGATGAGTAATTAGGTTGTACTAATCCTGTATATAACATACCTTGGATTTTCTTATCTAGTTTAACTCCTCCTATTTCTCCTGTAGCAAGTGTATTATATACATTATCAGTGTATGCTTTTGCTTGCTTTGATTGTTGTTCTTTTTTATGTTCTTGCTCAGCTAATTGTCTTGCAACAATTTCTTCTTGCATTCTATCTAATTTTGGTTTGAACTGTTTAGCTTTTTGTTCTAATTTGTTCATGTCAGCCCAATCTACTATCTCAGCTTCAATTTCTTCTGCTGATCCAAAGTTTGTAGCATGTAAATATTGTCTTGCAATTTCTTCTTGATCTCTTTCATTACTTGGATCAAGTTGTATCATTTCTTCTACATATGCTAGAGTTCTGAATAACCCTTTAAGATCTGTTCCGCCATCTGCTACATATTTAGCTGCAATTTGTAATTCTTCAGGAAGAGATTCAAAAAACTCTCTTGGAACATCTTGCTTAACTTTATTTTCTCTTTCTTGAAAGTTAGCTTCAAATAATTCTCTAAAATCTTTTGCAGTATAATCCTCTAAAGATTTATCATCATCAAAAGGAATAAGACTACCTTCTTCAATCATTTTCTCTGCCAATTCAAAGAGACCAGATTTATCTACCTTAGGTCTTCCTTTAGTTGTAGGATCTTCTTGTTGAGAAATTAATCCATCAAGTTCAGCAATAGTATCTTCTACTTCTGCTTTTTTCTCTGCTGCTTCTTTTCTTTCTGAAGCTGTGCTTACTGTATTATCAAGGAACGTAGTGTCTATATTTTCTTTTGAAAACATAGTTTTTGGTTTTTCATCCTCAGGTAACATTATATTAGCTGCACCTGGATTACCAAATAATTCATCAATGTTTACATCTACTTGACCTACCGTAGTAGAGTCTAGTACCTCTTCATTTAGATTCTGTGCTGGTTCATTCATTGTTGTTGGTTTTTAATTATACTTTTAATATACAAAATAAACTTGATAAATTTAAAATACAGGAAAACTTTTTGGTCATTATATAGCTAACTAGATTTATTTTCCTGCATTTTTATCATATTTATTTTTGTTTTCTTGTGCAATTTGTAGTTGTTTGTTTGCAATCTCTCTCTGTGATTGTATTTTTTCTCTCTCAATTTGGTTCTTTTGAGTATCTAGATTCATTCTATTTACTTCCTTTTCTCTTTGCAAACTTGTTTGTTCTTGGTATTGTTCAGTTGCTCTGATTTCTTTCATTGCATCATTGTAGTCAGACATTTCATTTTTGTTTACATCACTCATAGCTCCATAACCTGCAGCTCTGATTTCAGCAACCAAAATATCTCTTTGTCTATTCTTCTCATCTCTTGCCTCATTAGCATCAATCTCCATTTGTTTTTGTTTTTCTTGAGATTGTATTTGCTCTTGTTGCATTTGTTGTTGTTGTTGCATTTCTTGTTGTTTCTGAGCTTGTTGTTTTTGTTCAGAATCTTTAAGTACAGAAGTAAGTTCTGATACAGTGTCAGATTTAACTATTTTACCTAAGTCAAATATAGATGCTCCTGTAGTATTGTTATTAAGAGCCATTTGTTTTAATTGCTCTAGGATAGCTCTATGGTTTGCTGTGGTTGTACAGAATATGTTTAGATCTCTCATTAGTAATTCTGTTCCATTTACTTCAAAGTTTACCTTCTCATCTGCTGATGTAAGGTAAGTAAGTCTGGCAGATGGTCTATTTGAATTATAATACTGAGCTAAGTCTGTACGCATCTGGTGTACTCTTGGCATTAAGTAATCACAATGTTGTATAAAGAAAGTTTCTGTTTGTGCATATGAAGCACTCATTGCTTGCTCTACACCAGTTGCTGTAGTTTGTGATAACTGTTGTCCCATTCTTTGAGGATTGATTCCAATTACCTCATAAGCTTGTTGTTTAAAGTGAGTTGCTAATTGTATCCTTGACATTAATCTTTCTGTTTGAGAAAGATCTAGTTTCTGAAAATGATTAAAGTTTAATGCATTTTCTGTATTAGAAATAGATGTATCTAGTGGAAGCATTTGGAAATTTTTCATAGCAACATATGCTTTAGCATAATTCCCTTTACCCCAATCTTCTCCTAAAGAGTGTCTTGGTAAGGAGTTCTGATCCAACATTATTACGGTTCCAAGTTCATCAACAAGAATATCAGCTATTTGATTGTTAACTATATTGTATCCTATCTGATACGGTTTCATCAAATCTAGTAATGCAGTTGACTTAGTATTTCTATCAGAAAATACTGCACCTTCTACAGGAAGTTTACAACCATAAAGACTGTTATCTCCTTTAAACTGAAACTTAAGTGGTTTAATATGATTTCTATCTACACCAATATAGATAGGTGAAAAACCTCCTGGATTATTCATACCCCAGAAAGATGGAATATTAGGACCTATTTTAACTCCACCCCATACTTCATTGATCCAGATCCAATCAATATGTTCTCCAAATAAAAGATTCTCTTTGTTTTTGTTTTTAAATAACCTAGTATCATACAAAGGTTTATCTGTTATCTTATAATCCTCAGTTATAATTTCATTTATAACTTCACCAGATTCTAATATTTTAGTTAAGTGTCCTACTTTTCTTTGAGATTTCCAATAGCATGTAGTACAACGTAACAAGTATGCAGTACCTTGATCATAATAATCTTCACCCTCAGATAGGATTTGATTAATAATATCTCCACCATCATATACAGAACCAGCCATCATAGATGTATATTGTCTGTATGCTAATGAAGGCATGTTAGTATTCCATTCATGAGACTTGGTAGCATCATAGAATGTACCATCATTTTGACCACCTATAGTATAACCAGCAGATCTGATAGGGTAAACAGCTTCTAAAGATTCATGTTGTTCTTCAGTAAGCATAAAACCATATCTATCTATTACATCAGCAACTGTAAGCATATCTACTTTACCTACCCAGTTACCTTGTGATATATATCTTGCATCAGGAGACTTATGGTAGAAAGTAACAGGAGGATTCCAAAGTTCTACTTCATAATCATCTTCCATCATTTTCATATGCCAGAACTCTCTATCTGTAATAAGCATATCTCTGAATGCTCTTTCTTCAAGCTCATCCATTCTGAATCTTTCAACATCTACTTTATGTTGATGATCAGCCCATTGTTCTATCATAGATCTGTAATCTTTTTTAAAGAACATTTCTATTTCTGGCAAAGCTTTAAGTTTTTCAGGATTTAATTGTTCTTGTGCTTCTGGAGAATTAGGATCTAAACCTTGTTCTAATAATGCTGCTTGGATTTTCATCTGAGCATCTGCCATAAGAGTATCTTCAACCATCTTTCTTTTTTGCTCCATCATCTCATTATATGAGAACTCATCAATGGCACGGTAAGTAAGTTTAGTTGATCTCTTAGCAAATTCTGCTACAAGTACATTAATTACATTGGGGATAATAGGATAAAACTTAAGTTCTAAAGCTGAAGCATCTTCTCTGGTGAGTACATCTACTATGTCTCTCATCTCATTGTTTTCTTCTACAATATAATCTGTCTTATCTATAATACCTTTTGCAAGTTTATAATTCTTCATCAACTTGCGGGCATTTCTTCTTATCTGTTTAAGACCATTCCACTCCAACCAATCTAAATTCCATGCAGCCCACTCTTCATCTTTATCTTTTTTAGAAAGAAATTGTAAAGGTTGAGTAATACTACCCATCCTATTTTGTGTAGTCTTTGCTCCTTTTTTTAATTGTAGTGCGTTAAATACTTGCATAGTTATTTAATATTTTTAAATGCGGATTTTTTAAACCCTTGACCATTCAATAGTTTACCTATTCCTCCCATATGACGGAAAGGACTGTTATTTAATTTAAACAAATTTTCTGACTTTTGCAAGTTTTTAGCCATATCATCCATGACTACTCTCTTACTATAACCTCTGTTTGCTTGCTGAATTCTCATAAAAGCAACCAATGCACAAAATGAAACTAATCTATCCACATTGACTCCATCAGAGTATGCAGACATTTCTTTAAGTAGCATTATATCTGGTATACGTTCAATACCATATTTAGTTCTTACTATTGTACCATCTGTTTTAGTTTCAACATCTAATTCTTCTTTAGTGTATTCAATACAGTAACTAAGTAAATGAGCTTTAAATAAAGTACCAGTATTCTTCCAACCATATTCTTGATATACTGAAGCATTAGCACCAATATCTTTTAAGAACATGATTTGACTTTTTGGTACTAAGAATCTTTGTTTTTTTCTGGATATCATATACTGAATAAATAAAGAGATGTTATTCTCAATAAGTGTCCAGGCATTATACCATTCAATTATTAATTCTAGTTTTTGGTGAGTTTTGTTTATATCATCATATCTACCGCACCAAGCAGCTACAATCTTATCTTGTTCTATATAAGTTTCTGTCTCTACACCAGTAACTTTTGTTACTTCAACAGGTGCCTTCATGATATATATAGAACACAATGATTCAGATGTAGTAGTCTTACCTTCAGATACAGGGTCAATAGAAGCATAGTACTGACCAAATGTAGGATCAGCTATAGGTCTTTCCCAAACAACTAATACACCTGTCTTATCTTCAGTATTTTTAGTTACTGGAAATTCATTGATTGGTCTTCTATTACTATGTTCAACTCTTACCTTACCATTAGGATCTGGAAATATATCTAAAAATTCATAAGCATATTCTTTATCTTCTATTCTTCTTTGTTGTGCTGCTATAAGATGAGTAGGAAATACAGATACTGTTCTATTTGCAAAAGCTTCCTCAATATTTCTTGGATGCTGAGATATCCTTAACTGGTATGTCTGTGGATCTAATTCTTTTTTCCATTTCTCAAATTGATTATCTAAAGCAATCAAACCTTCTGTTACTTTAGAATTTCCAAATTCATCTATATAAGGTGGCATAGACCATTGCTCAGGAATAAATAAACCTGATATACCTACTGTACCTTTACCATCTATTAAATCAGTCTCTACTGCATATATATCATTTTCAGTTGGATATATAATCATTTTTCTTAAAGGTTCACATTGAGATAAATCACCCACAGAACCTGCAGCTATAAACATACCTGTAGTAATTAAACCAGATCTCATTGCTGGTCTCATGTACTCATATGTTTGATTCATCTTTGGAGCTATACCAGCTTCTTCATGAAAGAAGTATTTTACTGGTCCACCGACACCATTTGTTGGATCTTTCTCAAAAGACATACCTTGTATAGTTCCTTTAAGACCAACTTCATTTTTTCTATCCCCTTTTCTTACCTCAATCTTTTGTTGCCACATCATTACTTTATCTGGTGACATCGGTCTATACCATGCAGTATGTTCATTTAAAAATGCAGCATATTCTTGTAAAAATTTCCAAGAACCTTTTTCATTAATATAATCCTTAAGACTTGCACCAATTTTAAGAGTAACCCCTTCTTCAAACCATTGCTGATTTAATAACTTGGCCATGTGATAATAAGAAGAAGCAATCTGCCTTTTCTTAAGAATAGCAACATGTTTATAATTTAACTCAGCTAATAGTTCATATAGAGTCATATGATACTGTGCATCTCTTATATCTGCAAAACCAAACTGCTGTATTTCCTTATTAAATATAGGTAAGAAGTTTAACCACATATAATACTCACGGGTCATAAACCAGCTGTCACCTTTATCTTTAATTAAAAAACCTTTTCTGCATTTGATTTTTTTATCATCCCAGTAAGTTATAAAGTCTTTAGATTTAAATGGAGCAAGACAATAAACTTTATTTTTTCTAAAACTTCTAGATTCTTGTGTAAATAGTTCTGAAGATGTAGCATTAAAGTTATATTGTCCTGGTATTTTAAATATAGAAAATACAAAATCTGAGAATTCTTCTCTTGAGTTAAAACTAGTTGTAGTAATAACTCCATTATCCCATGTGGGTATATCTTGATAAATTTCACTCATAATTAACTGTCATATGCTAAACCTTGTCCACCTCTAACTTTACTTTGTTGTTCATCCTGTAGATCTTTGTATGCACCTTTGAATGAAGTCCTGATAGCTTCATAATTCTTAGCTGCATTTACCAGAGCTGAAATATTACCATCTCTACCATGTGAGATAGGAGTTGTTTCCATATATCTACCTAATCTATCTAACATAGATGCAATACCTCTGTATGCTCTAGATGTAGGTGTCTCATACATTTTTTTACAGAAGGCAAGAGCAGTAAAGATCTTATCATCTTCTGTAGAGAATTCTCCTTTAATCTCTGTCATTATAAGAAGTTCCTTTTCTACATCAGGTGTATGAAAGAAAGGATTCATATCAGGATTAGGACATGTCATATAAAACAAATACTGATATATTTTTATGTAATCATCTGGATAGTCATCCATTAAATCCTTTAGAGAAGATAAT